CATCTTTATCATGAAATAAAAAATAAAAAATGGTTAATTTTTGATATTGATATTTCCGGAAAATTAATTTCCTACATTACGTATTTGGAAACCAAATTTAATTTAAAAATAATATGGAAAGGTTTATTTTGGTCACAACTTACCCAAAATGAAACAAATACTTTTGTATATCAGTGGAATAATTTTCTATCAAGCATTAATATTTATGATAATACAATATTAAATTCCTTCTACTTTTTTTTTAGTAAGTATCATAAAAATTCTCAAGAACTGATTAGCGAAAAAAAACTAATTTTGTCCCCTGATTTAACAGATGAAGAAGAAGATAATGAGGAAAATATCAAAATCACACCCGAAAAAACAAAAAATGCTAAGACAGGTTTAGCTAATGTCCCAATAGAAGAAATTTATTTATTTTTTTATGATCAGTTATCCGCATTCAAGAAATCATGGTACTATTATTTAACACAAATCAAAAAAGAACCATATTTGACCACTGATAAAATTAATTCGGATGAATCGGGTAATACCGAAAATATTATTTACATTACGCCAAAAAATATTTATAATTATTGTAAATCAATGGTAAACTATATCGACAAAAAAACCAAAAAATATACCCAAATACCACAATTATGGTATTCATTAAAACCGGAATTAGTACAAATGGTACTTATTAGAATGCTTGATATTGAGCACAAAGAAAATGATTGGTCCAAAGCTAATTGGTTTAATATAAATTTTTATATTGGTCGTTTCTATCCTTTTATAAGTAAAAATGATCTTCCAAAAATGAATGAACTAATGCATAAGTTAATCAGAACAAAAATAGTTGATATTGTTTTTGAATCGTTAATTTATCATGGTTTATTGAGTGATTTTCATCCGAACAAAAAAATTACTGATAATATTATTATTGAATCTAGTGGTAGTACAGATGACAAAAGTAAACGACAATACCAGCACAAAGAAATGACTGTACAATATTTTACAGGCGCAAACCAAAAAAGGTACAAAGAAAATGCGTATTATTTTGTTACCGGCGAAACATATGGACAACTCTCTCCATTTAAATCCAAAAACTATTCATCATCTCAAAATGCAAAAATTGGGTCATCAAATTTTACTAAAGATTATTTTGAAGTATTAACATCTGAACAATCTTGGCCTTTTTTTTACGCAATGAATTGGGTGAGTCAGATTAATTTTTTTCATCATTATATGAATAACCGTATTATGTATGTGACTGGTGCAACTGGTGTAGGTAAATCTACACAGGTTCCGAAATTATTAATGTACAGTCTTAAAATGTTAGATTACAATTCAAATGGTAAAATTATCTGTACGCAACCACGTGTTTCTCCAACGGTCGGAAATGCTAAAAATATTTCCAGAGAAATGGGAGTACCGATTAACGAATATAATGAGCAGTATGACAAGGATATATTCACCTCCAATTATTACGTTCAATATAAACATCAAACAGAAGAACATACTGAAAATACCGGTTCATTTTTAAGAATAGTAACAGATGGTACTCTATATGAAGAAATGAAAAGATCCCCTTTTATGACCAGATCAGTACCGGATACTACTATTGTTGATAGCAATAATAAACCAGTAGAATGGGCACAAACATACTTGCCCGGAAACAAATACGATATTATAATAGTGGATGAAGCCCATGAACACAATGCAAACATGGATATGATTTTAACATTAGCAAGAGACGTAACTTATATTAACAATAGTATTAAATTGGTCATTGTTAGTGCTACAATAAAAGACGATGAACCAATTTATCGTAGATATTATCGAAAAATCAATGATAATCGAACATATCCTTTAAGTGCATTTATTGAAAATCAGGAATTGGATCGAGCGAATATGGATAGAAGAATACATATCAGTCCTCCAGGGCGTACCACACAATATGTTATTAAGGATAATTATTTACCAAAATCGGAGGCTGACCTAATAAATGAAACTAATTTTGTGGATTATGGTATTCGCCAAACAATAAAAGTAGCTAATACTACCACAACTGGTGATATACTTTTATTTTTATCAGGACAAGCGGATATTCAAAAAGCCGTAAAAGAAATCAATGCTCAAACTCCAGCAAATATAATTGCATTGGGATTTTATAGTGAATTGAGTGATGAAACCAAAAATTTCATTAGCGAAATTCATCAAACACTATCAACATATACTCGATTCAAGGATGATGTTTTCTTGGATGAAAATGATATAACACGAAAAGTCCCAGCCGGAACATATAATCGCGCTGTTATTATTGCGACAAATATTGCTGAAGCATCAATAACACTTAAAAATTTAAGATATGTTGTAGATACTGGTTATGCTAAAACTGTGGTATATGATGCTTTAGAGGGTATTTCAAAAACGTTAGTAACACCAATTTCCGGATCTAGTTCCGAACAGCGACGTGGACGTGTTGGCCGTGTTGCCTCAGGTGAAGTTTTTTATATGTACGACAGGGAAAAAATCGCCAATAATAAAACTGCCTACAAAATTGCGGATGCCAATATCAAAGATATTATTGTTCCATTATTAGAATCAGATCCAAAAGATAGTTTTATTATTGTGCCGAAAAATGATATTAATAATATTCATAATTTACAAAAATTAAAAGAAAAAAAAGAAAGTGGTGGAAGCGATTCAAAATATTTAATTTATGAAATATTACTAAATCCTCATCCATATTTGGATATTATCCAAAATCAGTATATGTATATTCCCGATAAAACAAATATTAATGAATATTATCTGTATTATGGTAAATCAGACGGTTTAGATTACGATATCAAAACATTGCGAACAAATTTTAGAAAATATTTAGTAGCCAACCATGACGATTATTACTTTCAAGAATATTCGAGTGATCCAAATACGGAATTTTTTTCCAGGGGGTATACTGGTTATTACAATACTATTTTAGAAGACCAATCATTAAGTTTTTACATAATCCATCCAGATGAAAATATTATTACAAGAAACATGTATACCGGAAAAATGGAAAGTTTAAGATGTAATCCATCGGTCAGCTATTCATATTATTATTATTTGCTCAAAGCCAATGATATTATAGTTAGTAACGATGATATTGCGAAATGTCATTTTGGGAATATTAATTTTAGTGAATTTGATTTGCCAAAATATTCATTAGCCATAGATGATGCTAAATTACAACTTTTGGCTATTACTTTGCCACCATATTCTGTTAATGTAAAATTAAAATATACCGGATCGACCGATTCCATGATACAAAAATATTTCCAAAATTATTATCAAAGTGAATCCATACAATCGATAAATGCGCTAGCAACAACAATTAAATCTAAAATATTAACAAATATTGATGAAATTAAATTAGTATCATCATTAAAAATATTAAATGATACAAACAATTTATTATGGTACAGTTATTCTATACCGTATGGCATCGAAAAAGATACATTAGCCCTAATTATTTTAATAAATACGGTACCTGATATAGGCCAATGGATCGGAAAAGTCAAATCCAGACAAGATATCGAAAAATTTTTTAAGACACATTTAACGGAAAAAGGCGATATTTATTTTTTATGGAAATTATGGAACAGTGTCAAAAGTATTATGAAAAAATATGATTTATTCAAAGAAACCGAAGTAAATATTGGTTTGGAAACACAATTCAAAAATTATAAGCAATTATACCAAAAAACTATCAAAAATTATAGGCAAAATAACCCAATTTTACCTTATAATGAATTCGTATTATTAAACAAAATGTTTAAATCCGGAAAATTAAATACTGATGACGAGTTTTTTAATTATATTAAAGAAATAACAATTGATTTCACAGATAAAATAAAAAAAACAGATGCATACGCACATATTAATATTATTGCTAATGATAATAGGATTGATCCTGAAAAATTACAAATTTTTGTGGTTGAATATTTAAACAACTTATTCACACTAAACAAAAAAATCTGGATGTATCAGTATGAAATAACAAATGGCAAAAAGAATGAAACTGATGTTATTGAATGGGCTCATAAAAAATTATCTCTTCCTGGTATTATCACCAGTCCATATTCTACTGAACCATTATGGGATCGTATGTTGGAAACATATATTAGAGCATTTTCAACAAACGTAATGAAAAATCAAGTAGATTATTATTTGAGAATTAATAAAGGTATTCGAATGGATCCAATGTATTGGTCAAAAAAATTAATTTTAGAAAAGACATTTTTAAAATACAAAACAGATTATCTTGTTTATCATAATGATGAAAACAGAGCTAACACGATTGGTGCCGTATTTTTAACTCCGGTCAAACTAGAATGGGTTATACAATTAAATCCCGTTTACTATTACTATTTTTTTTACAGCAAAAATAATATTTTATATTTTGCTGATGATAATGAAAATGTTAGAAAGGCCATTAATATTATTAGTACTAATAAACATCTATTTAGTCTTTCCTCATTAATTGCGTATCTGGATCAAATTGGCAATCCAACAATTTCTGAAATTCTTCGAAAAGAAATATACAAATCGGGTTTAACAGCATAATGTTACATTGCGATAAAAAATTGAATATATCAAATTCTTAAACGATGCATTAATATTTAATTGTTTGTACAATACATACTTTTAATAGAAAAGTTCATTAACTTATTTATTATGGGAGCGTTAGGATCTAAAGAAAATTTGGGACAGATGGTCGTTATTTACGGTTATAATGCGAATGATTTTGCATGGCGACAAACTGATAATCGTTCTGTTTACCAAACCACTGGACTTATTATAAATTATCATAATAAAAAATATGTCCTAACAACAAGGGATAGATTTATTGGTTGTAAACGTATTGTTATGTATCATAGTTATTTTACTGCTACTGATTCGGTTATGCGCAATAATTTACATATTTTATTTCAATCCATTGAACACAATATTATTATTTTAGGAACAAAAAAACGTGATGAACTGGATTTAACCATGAGTAAAATATTACATGGTTATCATGATCCACAAATAGTTTGTCCATCTTACAATATAGCGAATCAAAACAATTTTATCGTACCCACCAAACGATCTTCTTATTACACTGTCAGAATGGATATGGATTTAAAATCCGAAAAAATAAACTATTATGTGCATATTTATGATGTAAAGTTTTTGGGTTCAATAATTTATGATAAAACATTTGTGCCATCGAATTATGTGTATGAATTTTCTGTCACCAGTAAAAAATACGATTTACATGGTATACATGGGGCTGTTATATTCAATAGAAAACTCCAGCCTGTTGGTTTAATTTCCAAGACCGAGGAGAATAAACTTTTTGTAATACCAACTAAAAGTTTATCGAAAATCGTTACTGATTTTATTAATTATTCAAATAAACCTGAAAAATATCATGGACCGATATGCATGCCATTTACATATGAAATTTCCAAAAAATCTGTATTGGTTGTAAAATCTAAGCCGGAAGTGTTTAATATTCCACCCAAAACAAATGATAGCTTTGTGGCCATAAATGGTAATATTATTGCAATAAATAATAAAATTGCAACTGTTTTCGATAATGATTTTAAAGAATATATACCACTTGATATATATTTAAAATTGAACATTGAAAATATTTTAACCGCCGAATTATCATTTGTGCGGAGAAAAAAAACAATAACTTCAAAAATTATAGACGATCAGTATTTCAATAAACTAGAATTAGGTATTCCCCTAACTGATCAACCATATTTTTATCCAATATGTGCGATACCCTATAAAATAATAGGAGGTTTGGTGGTAGTACAATTAACACATGAAATATTGGATATTACAATGCGAGCCAAAATTATACTAAAAAATGATACAATTGATCA